CAGCGCCAGCGCGTTGGCCAGGTCGCGGCGAATCAGCGCTTCCACATCCATGCTGGACTGCATGAGTAGCTTGCGGGTGACTTCAGACAGTGCACCAACGGTCTTCGGGGTCATCCCGATCTGGTCCAGCTCCAGGCCGTCTTCGGTTGCGTCCTCGTCCTCTCCGATCCAGTAACCGGTTGCGCCAGCAGACTGACGCGGAATGGCGATGTTGCCGACCAGACCACCCATGGTGGTACCCAGCTGCATCAGTACCGCACGGTTACGCAGCATCTCCACGAAGGACTGGCTCATCAGATCGGTGCTGATGGAATAGCCGCCGGTATCGCCAGCGGCTGTGCCAGTGGTGGTGGAGTTCAGCGCACGGCGCAGCACGTCCGCAGGCACCAGGATGCCTTCCGGCTCCTTGCCAGCACGCTCAGCAGCGGCGCGACTGGCTTCATATTCGAAGGCAGCCGCCTCCTGAGCCCGCTTATCAGTCGGGTTGGCCAATGCACGCAGCGCACGGATAAAGCTGAACTGGCGCACTTCGTTGTCCGACATGCCGATATCGGCACCAGTTTCGTCACCCAGCGGCTTGCTGCGCTCGGCGTTCAGGTGGTCCAGCAGCTGACGCTGGAAGTCGGCCACGCTGGTGTTGCCTTTCACCGCATCGCGGGCCAAGTCTTCAGCACCGTATTGCTCGGCCATCTCCATGATGGAGCGGACACGGTTACGTTCGGTTTCAGAGCCTGTGCGCTGTGCCGCACGCTCACCTTCACCGGCCTTTTCCAAGGTTTCGAGCACCTTGGTGATGTTGCCATCTTCATCGACCAGCGCTCGCACCAGGTTGCCCTGGGCGTCTCGCAAAATCTTTTCGTTCATATCGGCGGGTTCCTGTTTGTCCGGATTGCCAGAATTATCATCAGTATTACCAGACTGCTGCCCTTCATCCTCTGGCGTGTTTTCCATGCTGCGGCCCACCCCTACGGTGGGATCAGCAGGCACGCTCACCAGGCTGATTTCATAGGGCTCCCAGTCTGTGACGGTCACCAAGTCCGCCATGCCGCTGCGCTCTTCGATCTCTACCCTGTGGACTCGATAACCCACAGACACATGACGACGAATGCCATCGAGTACGTCCTGAAATACCTCACTGGCACGGGTGCCCTTGCCAAAGCGCACCACTGCACGGCCCCGCCGATCCGCACCAATCTCGATACTTTCAACCACTCCCACCTGATCATCCCAATCATGGTTCAGCAGGACCGCTGCTCCATTTTCAAGACGCTCCGTGCGCATAGCACCGGTGGCGTGACTCAGGACTTCCATACCGAACCAGCGTTCCACTTCAGCCTCGGAGCTGAACGCCAGCTCAACGGTTCTTTTCTCTTCATCCATGACGCGGGTGACTTCCGCAGTACGGAACACCCCGCCGTCACGAGTATTGATCTGCTCAGGCGTGATGCTGCGCGTGAAGTACGCGCCGCTAATCGCCAGCATTTTGTTCAGTGCTTGCCGGTTCATTCCCAGCGCCTCCCATCTTGATGCCCATGGCCGTGCTGATAAATTCGTCGGGGATGCCTGCTGCCTTCATCGCCTCAATATCCCGCGCCAGCTCGCGCCACACGGTTTGCGGATCCCTTCCTTGGTTGCGGATGACCTGACTGGGTGAGTCGATCAGGTTCTGAACGCTGCGCTCGGCGGCATCCATATCAGCCCGCGGATCGATCCATTCCCAGCGGCGCGGCTGCCAGCTGACATTGCGGTACTTATCCAGCCGTTCAGCCTTCAGTGGCTTGCCGTTTACCTTGATGCGGCCCGCCAGCAGCTGACGCGGCAACCAGGCTTCGAATACCGGCTCAATCAGCTGCTCGATGAGCCATTCCTGCAGGTCTTTCCAGTTGTCGCGCTCATCCAGCTTGCCCTGACGGATAGAGCTGAAGTTCACACCCTCAAGGTCATTGGCCAGGTTGTTGTAAGCCACGCCCCAACCGCTGGCGAAGCCTCGCAGCATCGATTTGTGGAACGGCGCAAATTCGCCAGACGGGTACTGAGGATTCCACTCACGGAAACGAACGCCGGCCGGTAGCTCTTGAAAGCTGCCCGGATCTGCATCCATGTAGAGCTCTTCGTCCTCATCCTGCTCAGGGCCGTAGCCTTCTTCCCACTCGAAGAAGCCACCCTTGGCCGCTGACACACGGGCGTTCACCAGTGCTGCCTTCTCGAAACCTTCCAGCATCTTGGCGCGCCACAGGCCCGTGGCCATCCAGGGTAGGCCTCGCTTCTGGCCAACGATATCCGGCAGGAAACCGTGAATGATCTGCTTGGCAGGCACGCGCACATAATGGCGACCACCATAGGAATAGTCGGCGTCGACTGCGTCCGTGGTGGTGAAGTAGTAGGCCAGAGGCTTGCCGTAGCGGTTGAACTCGATGCCGTGGCGCACGAACTTGCCGCTGGGCAGCTTTTCCTGATCGAAATCCACCGGGCAGCGCTGGGGGTCCAGTACCTGCAGCGCAAAACCCCATTCCCCAGCATCGTTACCGGTAATGATGCGCACCATGAACTCACCATCCTTGGCCGCACTGGTGGTGCAGATCGACTGCAGCGATCGCCAGGATAGCTGGCCGGTCACGTCACAGTTCTGGCGTTTGCCCCAGGCGTGCCAGGCCTCTTCGATGGCATCGTTCGCCAACTGGTCCAGCTTGCCGGACGGATCTCGACTCTGCGCCTGCAGCTGCACGCCACGCTGGCCGACGATGTTCTGGCGACACATGCGCAGATATGCCTTGGCATAATCGTTATTGGCAGCCTGCTCGCGACTTCGGGCCACGATCACACGCTGGTTGCGACGGACGATATCGTCCGCCGTCAGCGGCATGGTGCCCCAGCTTTCGGTCAGCCGATCTGACTGGCCGGCATCAAACATGCGAGCAAGGTGACGACCAAGACCAGTGAACTTGCGGCGGGCTTTTTCATCCTGCTGCACAGGGGCGGTCGCTTGTTCCTGGTTACGCTTTCCGAATCCAAACACAGATTAAAACCTCACCATGACGTTGCGGCCCAGCAGTGACTGGCCCTTGGCAGCCGCCTTGGCGCGGCGAACCTCCTCCTTGAATGTACTGCGCAGCTTAAGCAGGTCACCGATGGGGGTGCGCTCCAGCTCCCGGTTGTTGATCTTGTACTTCTGCTGATCCTTGGTGGCACGGCCCTGAATAACAGCCTCAATGGCATCCAGCACCTTCTCTGCGTAGATGCGGCCATCGTAGCCTTCAGGCATCGAGGCTAGATCTGGCTTGATGGTGAGCGTGCCCTGATCCACTTCATGCACATTGGCACCGTCCGACACGCGCACACTGAACCAGTAATCCCCCGGCAACCAAGCGGCTGTTGTGATGGCGTCTACTTGGATCAGGTGCTGAGGATCAGAAGCGGTGGCGGTCAGGTCGATCGACTGAGGGCCACGCAGAATGACAGACAGGCTCCAGCTCGGTGCCGGATACGCCGTCAGCGTAATCGGTACATCCAGGGTAAGCCCTGCGGTAATGCTGTTCGGTAGTAGATCTGACACTTAGAATCACCAGCCATTGACCCAGCCTCCCTTGCGCTTGCCGGATTTGCGAGCGCGGCTGGATTGCCTTATGCGCTTAGTCTTGCGGACTGGCTTGGATTCTTCCTCTGGCGTGGTTTCCATGGATGGCTTGGTTTTCGTTTCCACCCGATTGCTGGTCAACACATCACGCAGCTTGTTGGCGGTATCAGCTACCTGTTGCGACCACTCCTCATCCGTTGCTTGGCTATCTTCCTGGTCATCCTCTACCACCAGCCGCTTTGCCAGTCGCGCCATGTTGGGGTTCAGGATCTTCAGTGCAGCCAAGGCGTACACACGGCAGTCAAAGGCCTCGTTTCTGTCACGGGTCTTGTGCCACTCCCTGATCGGGAAGCCTTTGATGTACTTGGTGATCAACTTCTCGGCGGTAATCTGGTGGAACCACTCCGCGTCACGCTCATCCGGAAAGTGGCAGTAACCCGGCCCCGGCGCTTTGATTGCCAGCCGCTTGGCCACAATCATCTTGGCTTCGTCGGTACCGACGGTGAACAGGTCGACTGGACGCTGGCCACGCCCGGTACGCTTCCGGCTGGGTGCGCTAACGATCGGACGGCCCCAGCCGCCCACGCCTTTGATTGCAAACAGACGCCGACCAGTCTTGCCTTTGGCGTACTCATAGGCTGCCTGGGTGTAACCGCTATTGCCGCCGGTATCCAGACAGGCGGCGCTGATCGGCAGCTGGGCGCCAGACTGGTGCATCCACGTCTTGGCCAAATAGTCGTCCAGATCATCCCAGACATCACCCTGTAACGGATCGCCCCAAAGCACCTGATAATCGACTGACCAAGATTCATCACCCAGACCCCAGGCCACTGTTTCGACTTCCAGGCGGTCTTGCTGCATGTCCACACCTGATGTCAGCACCAGTCCTCCCGCCGGTACCGGGGCGCGGTACTTCTCGGCGCGCTCAATCAGCCCTGTGCTGTCGACCTGGTCGCCCCGCTCCTCCCAAGTCTCAGCCAGACTGACGTTCACAAACGTCTGCAGGTCTCCGGCAGCCTTCTTGTCCAGAAATGACTGCACGATGTCGCCCAGTCGGCGGAAGGTGCTGTAAAGCTCGTTCAGGTGGTAGGAGGCGTGACCGCGGAACGGCTTGGCAGCTTTCCAGCCGGCGCCAACCTCCTCGGCGGTCCTGATCGCGGCTATGCGCTCGGCATCCGTCCAACCCGGGGCGCAGCCATTCATACACATATAGCGCGCAGTCTCTGGCAGGTGGTTGCCCTCTTCATCCTGCTCCCACGTCACGTTCTGCCACTTGAGCGGCTGGTGTTCACCGCAGTGCGGGCAGGCTACGTGAAACCGGCGTTGGTCGCCCTGCTCGAAACTGGACTCGATCCAGCTTGCCCCTTTCGTGGTGGGCGTGCTGATCTCCAGCAACAGGCGCTGATCGCCAAAGGTGGCCGCACGCTGCCACAGCAAGCCGACCGGGTGCCCTTCATTGGTTCGGTCGTAGCCGTCCGTTTCATCGCAGACAATGAAGGGGGCCGACCGACCGCGCATGGTCTTCGGACTACCCGACCAGCTGAACATCATGAAGCCACCCGGGTAGGACTTCATACGCTGGTTGTTCACGCCATCACGGCCGCGCGGCTTGGCGATGAGCTCCTGCAGCTGGTCGTTGTTCTCTACAAGCGGGTTGAACTTGGTTTCCAGCCAGGTGGTCAGGTCGCCCTGACTGGGCTGCATCATGATCTGGCTGCAGGGGTTCTGGGCAATGCGGTACGACTGGGCACACAGCGCCAGCATGGTGTTGTGCGTCGGAATGTACTGATGACTGCACAAATACAAGCGGCTTGGCGAGTCCACTTGGATGCACTTCACAGGCACAGATGGCACAGCTATGATTTCTTTGATGCCGCGCTGGCGAGACTCGGAACGCCTTAGATAGCTTCGCCCCGACTCAGATTTTTCTATCGCCCTCTGCTTGCGGCTGATCCGAAAAACGCCATCCTGTGCATACGCTCGGAAACTAATCTTCCAGTATTCCCCGGTCCTGACGGCACCCTTATACCGGCATGATTTGCTCACCTTACGCATCCTCGGCTTGTAGCCAAGCGATGACGCCAAGCGAAAAACCGCGTCTGCAACAACCTTTGACTTGTTGATGAACTCGACATGACCGCGATCAGATGCGTACCCATCCGTATCCATCAGACCGGCCAGCATGTCGCGCCTGTCCTGTACACTGGAAGTCAAAAAGTTCTGATCAATCGCGTCCTTGGTGCGGAGGCCTTTTACACGGAGGACTTTCGCCAGCGGATCGCCGGTGCGGCATGTAACCCGGCAGTATCCAACATCGCCGTTCCTTTGATCTTTGTATCTAACCTCGACGGCGTGGCCCCTGGCTCTAATTAATGAAACCAGCTCCATGTCATCACGATGCACCACCAGTTGGCCATCGCCAACACACCCATCGCCAAGCCATAAACCATACAGGTACGGATCTACCGGCAGGTCCTTTGCTGCGTGCTGCGCCGGCTCTGCATTTTTCACGGCGTACCGCGTGCGGCCTTGCTTCTTGCTACGCTCGTGCGGCTCGATCATCTCAGCAAGCGTCAGCGTGATCTCTCGCCCAGTCAGCCGTCCGCGAATCTTGTGGCCACGGTCAACCACAGTCCACAAATGCTCTGCATCGCAAACCACGTCACTGCCATCATCGAACACCACACGGTAACAATCACGATTGTGCATAATGTCGGTTGCCAGTGTGACCCGACAGGGGAGCCCTGTCTCTGACAGGACACGATCACCAGGGCGAATATCACGCATCAGCGTGAAGCCCTCAGGTGTAGGTATTGGCGTATTCACGTCTAACGCCTTACCAACCTGTGCCCCCCATTGCAGCGTGATCCGCTGACAGCTCGGGTCCGCCGTCATATTGAGCGGCTCTCGCTGGTAGGGTGCGTTGTCAAAACGGATGAGGCCCGGCACGGCGTTGCCGATCGGGATCTTGACGTTGGCCTCGGCCCAGTCGGACGGCTTCAGGTCAGGCGGTGGCTTGAAATGTACCTGCGCCGCACGCACGGCTTTGACCAAGCCGTTAAGGTTGCGGAACTGGAGCGCTGCGGTCACGCCGCCTCCTCTTCCATCTCTTCTTCAAAGTCGCACTCTGTCAGCAGGCTGCTCGATGCCAGCGCTTCCAGCGCCTGATCGATCTCGGAGATCAGCACCTTCTTGATGCGCGTTTCATCCTCTTCACCGATCAGGCGGCCTGCAACTCGACCGGGTATGTTGCGCATGTTCGCTTTGACCTCAGCGAACACCCGGGCGAGCCCCTTCTGGATATCCTCGACCACCGCCACTTCGCTCTTAGCCTTGGCCAGGTCTAGTTCAGCCTTGGCGGTTTCAGCGGCCAGCTTGCGCCGCTTCAACTCGTCCTCATCAACGAAGTCACCACCACCGGTGGCATTGATGATCGCCTGCTCTTCGCGCCATTCAGCCACCGCCGTTGAATCAAAGACCCACTCCTTGCCGCGGCCACCCTTCTTCACATAAGGCATGCCCTGGCGCACCCAGGCCATGATGGTCTGCCGGTGCTTGCCGTAGTGGTCTGCAAGTTCAGAGGTGTTCAGCTTGGCCATCTACTCAACTCAAATGACGATGATGAAATGAATCTGGAGTGCCACGCACAAGTAAAAAACTGCGCAGCCGTGTCACCCGCATGACTCCCCCTTGAGAAAGTACCTTGAGAATCAGCATGTTGGCCGATCAAGCAGGCTCGCACACGTCACCTGAAGGGGCTATATAGACCGTCTCGTCGTCCTTGCCCCGAAACATGTACTCCTCGCCGTAGAGCTGAACGGCGCGGTACCAGGCGCGGCGACGGATGTACCACATGCCGTCTTTTTTCAGCCAGCGCAGCAGCTCGCGGTTACTCTCTTCGAACCAACGCATATCCAGCAATCCCAGCTTCATCAGCTGATACAAGGCATCATGTATGGCACTGCCACGCAGGCTGTTGGGTGTGTCGAGGGTGGGGCCTGATGGACCATCCCAGGCGTATCCGGCTTCAAGCGTCAGGGTGCCGTCTGGCTGAAGAGTTATCCAATCAGTGTGTAGCGTACGATCCGGCTTGATGCGGGTCTGGAAGGTCACACGCTCTGGCAGGTCATACTTCCAGTTGCGCTTACGGTATTTCATTGGTGTCCTCCATGGCGCTCAGGACATCTGTGCATAGACCATCACTCGGATAGCCCGGCAGTGCCGTACGAATCAACCTCAGCAGTACCGCGCGAGCAACAGGGTCAGACTCGGTGCAATACTGCTGCTGAATCGTCAGCGCATGCACAGTGCTGTCGAGCGCTGTACCTGTCAGGTCACCAAACTGGTAGCCGTCATCCATGCGGGTATTGATGTTCTCGCATCCGGCCAGTGCGCCAGCCAGTGCCGCGGCAATCAGTAAGCGATTCATGCCGCCACCTCGGCTTCGATCTTGGCGCTCGCCATGGCCGTCTTAACCGTTCTGGCGCTCCAGCCCCGACCGAACCGCTGCCACCCTGCAAGGGCCGCATAGTGCGCCAGCCGCTCTGATGCAAAGCTTGGCAGGATCTGGGCCGGATCCGCATCATTGGCCGCCGCTCTGGTGACTGGCCCCATGATCCCGTCATCCTTCACGCGCAATGCTCGCTGCAGTAGCTGGACAGCCTGACGCACCCCCATATTAACCGCCGTATCAAACAGGAACACAGCCACGCACGGCTGCAGCTCTGGGCAGTCAGCGGCCAGCCAGTAGTAATTGAGGTAAATGCTGCGCACCTGCTCATGAGACGGTCGGCCATTGCTCCAGGCATCAGGATGAGCGCGAGCACTGATCCCCAAGTACGTTTCACCGCCCGGATCGGCAGGATCGTTGACGTAACCGCCCTCGTGTTCCAACACCAGCGCCAGCGCCAAATCGAACAGCTCCATGATCACCCCCTATGCCCAGAAAACGCCCTGACGAACAGCTGCAGCCCCACCAGCATGCCAAAGTGCACCATTTGCCAGGCCAGCAGCGTCAGAGAGTCGTGGTATTGCTCGGCATCCTTTGCGATCCAGGTGAATGCCAAAAAGAAGAAAGCCAGCCCGCAGAATATGGGCATGACCAAAGGGCGTGGATCCCGCCCATCCACCTTGTGATGCAAAGCGGCGATTGCACTGACTACCAGCCAGGCAGCAGCACCCATATTGACCAGCGTAAACAGTGAGTTGATCGACATTACCGCTTCCCCCTGAAGATCACCTCCAGCAGCGTTTCGGGTTGTTCCCGGATCCGCTTGCCGAACGCCAGCAGGGCCATGATCAGATCCTCAGCCAAGACAGCTGAAACTCCGACGATTGCACCGCGGGTACCATCACTCATCCCGTCCACATCGCCCAGGTACAGATTCACCATGCTGCCCACAAACAGGCCGACCGTAACGCCCCGGGCAATACCCAGCAGTGTCAACCGATTCACACTGAACAGCAGGCGGACGGCA